AACAACATACCGAAGAAATCCGTGAAGATTTACAGAAGATTATGTACGCGCTCTACAACGATGGTCAGACAGGACTGATTAACAAGGTTGATACCCTCATTGAGAAGCAACAGGAGATAAAAATAGATGTTGAAGTTCTCAAAGCAAAATCAGAATAGATTACGCTCGATATTCCGCACTTGGTTTGAGTCTTTTCTCGTCTTTGAACTAGCTTTTCACTACACAGATTTAGTCAAGAAATCAGTCATTATCCCTACAGTCTTTGCTGCGGTAATCCCTGTGGTTCTGCGCTATCTCAACCCTAAAGATAGTTTCCCCGACTAAAGGTAAGATAAATGGATGCACACGATCAAGCAATTACTAACAATTATGTGGTTCACTATCCGGCGCACCCGGAGAGGACAAACGACCCGCATTACAGAGATTTTGATGCGTACCGCAAAGCCACTCAAGCCACAGCAGTCTGCGCTGTCGGAGGACATCGTCAAGATTTCTCTGAGTGCGATGGAGGACTAGAACTACACCACGCACACATTGAGTTCAGCCTACAAAACGGCGTTGATCTCAAATGGCTAGAGGTTGATTACCCCGGTGTATCTAATCCCGATGAAGTCGGTAAGTGGGTAGAATCAGCAGAGAACCTAATGTGGCTTTGTGTTAAGCATCATAGGGGCGCAGGTGGAATACATCACGCCGCTTATGCTGATTATGAAGCACAAAAGTATGTTCGTAACCTCATCGGAAAGAAGGATAAAGATGGCAAAGTTCAAGCTGAACCTAACGCCTAAGGAAAAAAGTTTATTAGAGCACTACGGCTACGGCATTGTTGCTGCTGGCTATGCTGCTTATCAAATCAAGCCACACGATTCACTCAAGCAACTTGCAACAGAAGCAGTCGTTGGTGGACTCCTAGTACCAATCTTGGCTCGCGTAAATCCTAAGAGCCTTGTGAACACAATCAGCGCAAAGACAGGCGCACCTGCTCCACTCGTAAAGGCTGCCGTTGATGCTGCCGTTGCTGAGGGAAACAAGATCGCTAAGGCTGAAACTACTAAGTAGTAGAATTACGAAAGAGCCTCAACCTTGGAGAAGGGGTTGGGGCTTTTTTATTGGAGGATAAATGGCAAACGCACTAGACATCGTTCACACCGCTCAACAGCAGGTGGGCTTTGTCGAGGGTGCTAATAACGACAATCCTTACGGCACTTGGTATGGAATGAACAATCAACCCTATTGCGCGATGTTTGTGAGCTGGGTATTTGCCCAAAATAATTTCTCACACTTAGTCGCTGCTCAAACAACAAAGGGCTTCGCCTACTGCCCTGCTGGACTTGCGTGGTTTCAACAAAAAAGTTGTGTGGTCAATAAATATGACGGCAGACCCGGCGATTTAGTTTTCTTCTCATTTAACGGCAATGGGCAAGCCGATCACGTTGAGATTATCGTAGATGCTTCTAAAGATGGCATTACAACTGTTGGTGCAAATACAAGCCCTGACCACGCGGTAACGGCATCACAAGCAAATGGCAACGGAGTCTATTTACGCCACCGCCCTTATCTTTATGTCCTAGCAATTGTTCGCCCTCAATATGAAACAACTCTTAAGCCAGCCACATCTCTAGGCACAAACAAGATGGTTGCAGGTGGCGTTGCTGGCGCGACTGCTCTTACTGGGGGAGGGATGGCAGTTACTCACAACTCAACCCCTGCCACCACTAAGCCGACAACTGTATTTACCGCACCTGCTTGGGCTGCCTCTGACTTCCCGCTTAAAGGCAAGACCCCGCAAGAATTGGCAGTTGAAAAAGCGTTATACAAGGCTGGCTTACTTCCTGCGGTGGCTCAAAACACGGCTTGGACATCTACCCATATCAGCGCACTCAAAGCCTTTCAGAAACGGCAAGGAAGCCCACAAACAGGTATCGTAGATAAATCAACCTACATAGCTCTAATGAAGGAACTGCCTTGATACGCGTACCGATTACCAACCCTAAAGCCATCGCGCTCGCATCAGGTACGGCTATGACCACTTGGACTGCTTGCGGATATGCCACCGATCTTCACCATTTAATGCTGGTTGGAATCGCTGCCCTTGGGGGAGGTTCTGTACCCCACAATCCCACCTCAAATCCGGGCGTTCAACCTGACTCTCATATCGTCACGCCGTATGTAAATAACATCGAATAGAATCCGCTAATGGCTAAGAACAAAACTAGAGGCGAGCGCAATGACAATCGCCCAAATGGTAAGGCTTCTAAAAAACATCCCAAGACTAATAAAAAGACTGGGCGCACTATCGGTGGTTATTCTCCCGCTAAATTAAAAATTAGGGCTGCGACACGCTCTCAAGTTAAACAAGTTTCAGAACCCGCGCTGTAAAGTAATGCCGTTGGTCAAATACCAACAGGGTATAGCAGACTAGGCTTCGAGTGATATTAAAGCCTAATAAGCCTCCGTCATTAAAAGGCGGGGGCTTTTTGCTTGCGCGTGTCACAAGCGGTTGTCCACAGGTTTAAGTTAGGCTTCCCCACGAAAGGGAGGCAACTAATGGCAATAGCCGATCTATTAAACCAAGCGATGATTGAGCAAAATAAATTGTGCGCTATGGGCAAAATCCTTGAAAGTCTTAGCGAAAAAGATAGAACTGCCATAGATAAAGCTACAGAAGGTGGCGTATCAAGTTGGGCAATTTTTAACGCTTTGAAATCTGAGGGATACAAGATCAGCAACAACACTTTCTATAACCATACAAAGGGAATGTGCCGATGTCCGAAAAATTAAAAAAGATACTTGCAGAACGCCTAGCCGACTATGGTGATGCTCATACAGAGTTCACTCGTATCGGTCGCATTTGGGGCGCGCTTCTTAATATGGATGAAGATATTGCCCCGCACGAAGTTGCGCTAATGATGGCTGCGCTCAAATCTGTTCGCATCACTAAAAATCCATTTCACGAAGATTCTTGGCTTGACCAACTTGGGTACATCAAACACGGAATGACGATTGTAGGCATAGATGAGTCTTGAAGATAAACTTAAAGATACCGACCCACAGATAACTGAACTGCGTAACGCTTTACTTAACGCACAAAGGCAACTGGCTAAGGTCAAAAAGAACCGCGATGACTTTACTGCTGCCGTAGTTCAAGCGGCTCACGATGCAATGCTCTCGGCTGGCCCACTACCTGCCGTTCCTGCACCTGTAAAAGATTCACGCGCAAAGAAGGCTGAGGTTGCTCTACTGCACTCAACCGACTGGCAATTAGGCAAGCACACTCTGACATACGACAGTAAAGAGTGCGAACGCCTAGTCAAGCAATCTATTGAGAAAACAATTTTGCTCACTAACATCCAACGCGCAGATCACCCTGTAAAAGAAGTTGTTGTGATGTTTGGTGGAGATCATATTGAGAACACAACGATATTCCCAAGCCAAGTCTATGAAGTTGATTCAGATGTTATGAGTCAGTTTGTAGATGCTTCCCGAATTATGATTGAGATAACCCGCACACTCTTGGCTAACTTTGAGAAGGTAACAGTTATCTGTGAGCCGGGCAATCACGGAAGAATTGGAAAGTTTGGCGAACTACCTAAGGATATTAACTGGGATAAGTTGGCATTTATGTTTGCAGGTCAAGCTTTGAAAGATGAGAAGCGTTTAACTTGGCAGATGACTAAAGAGGACATACAGCGTGTCACAATAAAAAATTACAAGGCTCTCCTTATTCACGGCGATGAAATTCGTTGGGGTACTGCATCCACAATCGTTCGCTTTGCTGATCGTTGGAAATCAGGTGCGTATAAGTTTTTTGATGAGGTAGATAAGATCACCAAGGGTTTTGACTTCCGCGATCTCTATATTGGTCACTATCACCAACACCAAAGTTGGAATATGGCTAACGGCGAGGGAAGTGTGTTTATGAGTGGCGCAGTTGAATCAGGTAACCGCTACGCAAGAGATTTACTTGCCAGCAATGGTGTGCCTTCTCAACGCTTGCATTTCATTGACGGAGAAAAAGGTCGCGTAACTAGCGAGCATAGGTTGTGGTTGGACTAATGAGAAAACCTTGGGTCAAATCAAAAGAAATAACTCTTGAAGATTTAGCGTGGCTTATGTTTGAGAAAACTACATTCCTTGAAGCCCAAGAGTTTGCCTACGATCTAGGCTATGAGATTGTGATTAGGTGGAAAGAATGACAACAATCATTGCAATCCAAAATGAAGATGGCGTAGTTTTCGGTGCTGACTCATTGGTAACTGCTAACCGCAAATTTAATCACCCGCGAATGGTCAAGATTTCACAACGCGGTGAATTTATTATTGCGGGGGCTGGCGAATCTGCGGCGTGTGATCTCGCCCAACATTGCTTTGTTCCACCTAAGCCAACGGCAACAGACAAAAAAGATATTTACCATTTCATCATCTCTAAAGTCATCCCATCGCTCAAGCAATGCTTTAAGGACAACGACTACAAATGGGATAAAGACCCTGATGATGACTACAACTTTGCTTTCCTCATTGCCGTATGCGGTGAGGTGTTTGACATCGCCGATGATTTT